CTGGCAGTTACACGCTGACCGGCGCTGCAACCACGGCGCTGCTGGTCAAGCGCAAGCTCGCAGCTACGGCGGGATCCTATGTCCTGACCGGCACTGCGGCGACGCTGCTCAAGGAGATTATTCCGCCGAAGGTTCTGATTGCGGCGCCGGGCAGCTATCTCCTGACTGGTCGACCCAGTACCCAGCTTGTGTACACTCCCAAGCTGGTACCCGGCGCCAGTGGCGCGCCAGCCGGCGGACGACGTGGCGGCTTGCTATCGAAGCGGCGCTGGAGGCCACCGGAGCCAGAGCCGGAGCCGTGTCCGATACCGATACCGCCATTCAAGCGGCCACCGCTGCCGGGCGAGCAGGCCCCGGTCCTGGTGATCGATCCGAGGCTGATCCCGGACGATCTGCTCAGTCTGCAAGACGAGATCTACAGCGCGCAGGACATTGCCGACATTCAGGATGTCATCGACGCGCTGGACGACATCGAGGATGTCCTCGACCTGATCGACTAACCACAACACCGAGAGAGACATGGATCCGATTGAGAAGCTCGGCAACGAGCACCTGCGGCTGCTTGCGGCCGATCTGATGGTGCAACTGGAGAAGGGCACGGCGTTGCGGCCGGTGCTCTGGATGCTGGTGCAGGCGCGCAAGCGCGCGGCGAAGGCCGTCGCGATGTTCATCGACCTCGACATCGGCGACACCGTTGACGTTCCCACCTTGCGCAAGTTGCAGGCTGAAATCTGCATCTACGACGACATGGTGCGCAGTTGCCGCGAACTGCTGGCGATCGGACGCGAGGCCGAACTGCGTGTCGGCGAGGACGACCGGCTGGCGATCGATGAGATCGTGATGGAGATGAGTGAGGAAGACCGACGGCTTTATCAACTTCAACAACGAGGAGCGGACTAACCATGGCGCCACAACCTAAAACCAAGACCCAGGAGCAGGCGAAGGCAGAATCCGCCCAGGTGCAGGAAGACAACGCCAATGCCGTGATCGGCTCCGCCGAAGACGTTATCGCTGAAGGCGAGACGCTGCCGCCGAAGCAGGACCAGGAGGGCGACGAGCTCGAGAGCGGCGTCATCGATCGCAAGCCGATCCAGCGCTCGCCGCACGACGACGTTCGCAGCAGCATTGCTGCACGCTTCCGCCGTGCCGAACCCGAGGATGAGCGCCCGTTCAATGGCGACATGCAGGATCCGGAGAACATCTACGGCACCGTCGGTGCTGGCGACGACGAGGAAGGGCTGACCGACGACGAGGTCGACGCCCGCGCTGCCGCCCGCGAGAGCCGCACCGTCAAGCCGCCGAAGGAAGAGGGCGAGGACGACAGCACCACCAGCCAGCGCATGATTACCCGGATCGTGCGCGGCAAGAAAACCACCATGTCTGAGCAGGAATGGCTCGACAGGGCTGCACAAGTTACGGCTGCCGACAGCTATCTCGCCGAAGCGCGCGAGATCCTCAAGGGCGCCAAAGAGCTAAGGGGACGCTCCCCCCCAGACCGTCAACACCCCGACGGTGGCGAAGGAGCAGTTGAAGACGACCTGGACCGTGAAGCCCCAGCCGAAGGAGAAGTCCAACACCCCGGACCAACCTTCCGCGATGTGGTGTCGAAGATCCAGTATGGCGATCCGGACGATGCCGCGGCTGAACTCGAACGTCTGATTGACGAGCGGGCAAGCAGGAAGGCCAGCGAAGGGCAATTGCAACGAGCCTACGATCAGGACTTGGCGCGATCCCAGGCTGCTCTGAAGGTGTTTGCGGACGCCAACAAAGACCTCGCTAGCGACGAGTACGCCTCCATGGCGATCGAGCGCGGGATGTATCACCTCTACAAGGAGGACATCCTGGCACTCGGTATTACCGAGGAACAGTTGCCGCGCACCACGAATGAGCTTGCCAACTGGCATCGCTTCTATCGGATGAACGGCTACGAAGTCCGAGGCACCAAGGAACTGCTGGAGACCTCGAAGGATAGGTTTGTCCAGTGGCGCGGCGGATCGCGCAGCGACTCAAATCAACGGTCAACGACGAAGCGTCCCGCTCCAAGCATTCAGGTGAATGTCCAGCGAGACGAGCGTCGCATGGCCATCCCCAATCAACCCACACGCGCTGCTGTCCCGCGTCGTGACGCACAGACTCCGGTGAGACAATCGGGGTCCGATGTCGTTGCGGCGATGCGACGTCAGCGCGGGCAAGTATAAGGAAGCCATCACATGGTTGGTCAAGTCTGGAGTGTACCTGCTGAAGGCGGGTATCTCTACAGTGACGAATTAAGCAGTGTGCTGCGCCAGCAGGTGCAGCCCCTGACAAAATTCCGTCAGCTCTGCGACGCCCAGGACGGCACGCAGAAGGGACTCAATAGAGGCGAGCTCTTTAATTGGAACGTCTACAGCAATGTGGGCACCCAGGGGCGCCGTCTCACTGAGAACCAGACGATGCCGGAGAGCGGGTTCACCGTGATCCAGCACTCGCTGACGGTTGGCGAAGCTGGCAACAGCGTGCCGTATACCGGCAAGCTGACGGCACTGGCGAAGCAGGACGTCGTCACCATCATCGACAAGACGTTGAAGGACGACGCCCGGAAGTACTTCGATATAGAGGCGTACCTGCAGTTGAAGTCCACGCCGCTGAAGGCAGTTCCCGCGGGTGGCAACTCCGCCACCGCGATCGAGCTCGCCACCAACGGCGTCGCAACGCAGACCAATGCGCTCGCACTGGGTACCGGGCACATCAAGGCGCTGGGCGACACGATGAAGGAGCGGAACATCCCGCCCTACATCATGGACGACTACGTCTCGATCTCGCACCCGTCGAACTATCGCGGGCTGAAGAACTCGCTGGAGACGCTGCACCAGTACACGGAAACGGGTATGGCGCACATCTTCAACGGCGAGATCGGACGCTACGAGAGCTTCCGGTTCATCGAGCAGACCTTCATCCCGAAGGGCGGCGCGGCGGACTCGACGACATTCGATCCATGGAGCGGCGTGGCGGATATCTGGAATGGCGGTCTGTCCTCGTGGGCGTTCTTCCTTGGAGCGGACACGGTGACAGAGGCGATCTGCGTTCCCGAGGAAGTGCGCGCCAAGATTCCCGGCGACTACGGTCGGTCGAAGGGTATCGCTTGGTACTACCTCGGCGGTTTTGGCCTCGTGCATCCCGACGCGCTCAATGCGCGTGTCGTGATGTGGGATTCGGTCGCCTAACAGCGGTCGCTTCAACCTCAGAACGGAGAAACCATATGAGCTATGACAACCCTAAAGTAGAGACTTACACCTTCCCTTCGAGTGCGTTCGGCGCGACCACCGAATCGCGCAGGATCCTCGGGCCGAAGGGTAGGTCGGGTCGCGTGGTGGATATGCGCACCTATCTGACGGCGGATGGCGTTGGCACCACCACGGTGCCGGAGATCAATGTTGGCGCCGCTGCGTCGATCGTTGGCACACTCAGGACCGAGTATGCCCGCCATCGGCTCGGCACCACGGCGATCCTCGGCAATCTGGCAGCAGGCTCGCCCTATCGGGCGCGCGCGCTATGCCAGAGCAACCCGAATCCGGGCGGCGCGGCTCAGAACGCGCTGAATGACTATGCCGGTCACGTCTCGCTGGAGACCAGCAAGATACCGGCCGACACCCCGTTCTTCATTACGCGGGTGGCTGGCGCTGGCGGCACTCCAGCCGGTACCGGCATTACCGAAGTCGACGTCGCTTACGACTGACAACATCGATCGGCGGCCGGGCAACCGGCCGCTGCCACTCCTCCAGCCGGAGGGTCACCTCCATGGCAAGAAGCTACATGCCTATCGGCATTGCGGGCATCTACACGTCCCATCCGCCGAACAGACCAAACCAGCCCCTTGAAGCCCGCGCACTCAACCCCCGAGATCCGACCCACGAGAGGAAGCCGGAAACCGGGAACGCTGGGTACGATGGCTACACGGTGCTGTCCCGCGCAAGCCGAAGGACCGGCGAGCGCTTCATCGCGGGCTCGCCAGAACAAGAGTTCTACGGCCCCAACCTGAACGAGGATTGATATGTCGAAGTTCACTGAAGGCGCAATGGAGACTGGCGGTACGCCCGGCAAGACCCCGATGTTGAAGACGTCGAGCATGCCGGGCGGCACCATCAACGTCGCCTATTGCATGGACAACGTCCATGGCGTGAACATTCCCAACGCGATGGGCAAGGAGCTCGCCAAGTCCTGCACCGATCTGTCGCACTCGCTGTCCGGCTCCAGTGCCGTGCAGTCGCAGCGTGGCGCCAACAAGCACGGAGGCAAGTAATAGCCATGGCTGAACCACAACTGGGAACCGTCGCCGAACCTTCCATCTTTCAGCAGGTGAAGGCGCTTGCCAAGCCACCGATTGTCCGGATGGATCGGTCGCGGGATTTCGCGACCGTCCATGGCGAACGCATGGTGGGTGATCCTCATGCCGATGTCTTCTTCACCCAGGACGGCCTGCCGTTCGGCTCCACTGGCAATCTGCTTTGGCAGCGGGAGGAAGTGCAGAACAATCCAAAGCTGAAGGCCAAGGCCGAGAGGCTCTTGAAGCGCGCACTCAAGCTGCTCAAGGAAGCACCGGGCGACCAGGACGAGGACGAGGACGAGGAGGAGGAGCTCGACGAGATCGAGGACGAGGAGGAGGAGCGGGAGCCCATCAACCTGAGCGAATGGGCGTCTGGCAAGGAGTATCTGTGGCAGGAGGTCTCCAACTGCATCGCGCGCCGATACCATGTGCGGGTGCAGAACAAGCGTGCGGCGATTGAGCTGCTGATCAAGGAGAACGTCACCACGGAAGCGGCGCTGACCAAGGCGTACCGCAAGCTGCTGGCTGACTGATCATGCCCATGACCTTCACATCGATGCTGGCGCCGAAGGGCACCAGCGGATCGATTGCGAACTGGGCAGGCTATTCCAAGCTCGATCTGCCCGTGATCCTCGAAGAGGCGCAGTATCTGATCTACGAGATGCTGCGCGTGCGCGAGATGCGGACCGAGTGGACCTTCGGCGTGAAGGTCGGTTATTCCGGCGTCGCTCTGCCGGACCGCTATCTCGATCCGCTGGGGCCGTTGTATGACGTCACCAACGGT